ATCATTTCGACCTGTACGGGCTACCACTTAACAACAAATCCCCCTATGTAGGATTCCCAGATGACAAGGACGGAGTACTATACAAACCACGTATTGTTAGAGGTGGTGAGTATCAGAGTGATGTACCTAGTTGGGCGTATGCACATCCAGATGGTTTTGTCCAGCTAGGCGACCCAGATAACTTTGAGTTATCAGGTATAGAGATCAAGACTGTTAGTGAGGGTATGTGGCGTAAGTACTGGGCTAACGATGAGATACCTCCTTGGCAATTCTACCAAGTAGTATGGTATTCTATTATTACAGGCATAGATCACTGGAAATTAGTTGGGTTAGCACCACATCTCCGTATGTCTTGCGATCCTATGCTAGTCCATGACATCTATGTTGATGCCGATCTAAAGACTAAGGTATTGGATAAAGTCACAGACTTCTGGACGTGCCTACAAAGCGATACAATCCCTCATATAGATAAGCCTAGTGAGATGGACATTAAGTTACTCTACCCTACCAATACAATGGATATGGTACAGAGTAGTGGCACTATAGACGCTGCCGTACACCGCTTATATGATGTACGTATGGATTTAAAACCCTTAGAAGAAGAGGAGGAATCACTGAAGAATATGATTAAGTCACACATGGGTAATGCAGGTAAGCTTATCAGCCAAGAGGGTGAAGAGTTAGCTTCCTTCAAGTCACCTAAAGCTAGGGTAAAGGTTGACCATAAGAACATTGTGGAATCACTCCGCAAGTCTCTTAAGGCTAACCCATCTGATGCTTCTGATTGGGCTATGTCTGAGCTAAATCATTGTGAGGCTAACGCTACCAAAGCATTCACACAATCACGTAGGTTTTTATTAAAAGCTAAATACATATAGGAGATACTATGAGTTCAAACAACGGGGATCAATCAGACTTTGATGGTGTCCCTATTTCCAACAATACAGGTACTTTCCCAGTAGCAGTAGCATTACACGTTACTAATCTACCTAAGTTCATGGCGAATATGGAGAGTGCAGTAGACGAAGGTAAGGATGGATCTCTCTTAATGTATTTTAACAGGAACGACATTAAGCTCAGTGATTCACAAGGAGTTATACGTATAACATTAACCTTAGATTAGGAGATAAGTATGCCAGAGAAGTCCAATGAGAAGAAGCTTGCAGAACTATATGCTTCCTTTCAGTCTAAAGAGTTCAGAGATGATATAGCTAAATGTATCAAGAGTAAGGGTTGTAAGGGCATGGATTATATACCGTGGCCTAACGTAATGGATAGGTTCTTTAGAACCTGCCCTAGTGCTACCTATGTATTTAAAAACTACATACTCAAGCTCAACCAAGACGGTGTCCAATGTGAAACAGAACGCCCTTACATGGGGGATCAATCAACTGGGTTCTTTGTTACTACAAGTATAACTTGTTACGAAACAACCAGATCAATGACATCCCCTGTATATGGTAAGACATTCACAACGGTTAACCTTAAGCCTAATGCTAGAGATATACATAACGCCCAGATGAGATGCTTGTGTAAGAATGCAGCTATGTTTGGTTGTGGTATAGAGCTATGGACTAGGGAAGATGAAGCGCAGACGGAATCAGAATCAGAAACGCCTGCTAGTACTGGTCTGGATGAAGAGGACATTATTGCTGTCGCTACTGACATCTTTAATGCTTCTCCAGTACCGCATAAAACAGACACACCTCCTAGTACAGAGGGTGTGCATCCAGACCAATTATGCAAGAAGTGTGGTGCTGTTATGGTTGTTAAGAGTGGTAAGTTTGGTAGTTTCTGGGCTTGCCCTAACTACCCAGACTGTAAGTATACCTCTCCTATTACGACATAGGTATATACCTAAGAACTATAGGTATTATTATTATTATTATTATAATTATTATATAATATAATATAATTATTAATTATTATACGTTAGGTTTGTGGAGCAGGGGCGTTAACCATACGCATAAGACTACAACGGTCTGACCGATACAGTCGCAACCCCAAAGCAGACTAGCTTAAATCTCCATATGGGAATCCACTTAATGACTGCGATGCGATTTCGTGGTTAGCCTAACGTGTAGTTTTTTTTACAGGAGATTCTATGTCAGAAGTACCCGATAATATGTTCTCCGCTACCTTTGCAGACAGAGATGTAGAGCGTGTAATCTTGTCTGCTATGATGCGTGAAAAATCAGAGGCTTTATTCTTCATGGACAGGTTGGTTGTGGATGACTTCTACTACGGTATACATCAAGAACTATACGCAGAGATATGTGACTCATTCAAACTAAGTGGTAACACAGATTACATAAGTATTAAAGCTAGGTTCGCTAACCAACCAAGGAGGCAAGAGGTACTAGAAGAGATACAAGACTATGCTTACGAACACCCAATAGCTAACGATAACTCAAGCAAGTTACTTAAAGAGTTTTCTTCTAAGAGATTAATATCTAGCTTGTGTACTAAGGTTCAGAACTCACTCAATACTAACTCAGATTCTTCTGATGTTATTGGTATACTCCAACAAGAATCTACAGACATACTAAGATCACGTGATTTTTTATTCAATGAGTCCTGTGTATCAGAACCTGTTGAATGGGTAACAGAGATACAAGATGAAATGGATTCTGGAGAGCGTGAATCAAATGACTATGATGGCCCTGCTACTGGTATGCCATTGCTAGATCTTAAGATGCACGGGTTACAGGATATCAATGTTATCTCTGCCCCGACAGGTCATGGTAAATCTATGCTTGCCCTTAACTGGGTAGTCCATATAGCTAGTAGTAATTACGATGGGCGTGTTTTATATATCAACTATGAGATGAACCGTAAGCAATTGGCTAGGCGTATCCTAGCTATGGCATCTGGGGTAACATATGACGAAATATATAACCGTAAATTTCGCAGTAGAGAAAATGCAGAAGCCTACAATAACGCTAGGTTAGGATTACTAGAACGTAAAAACCTAATCATTACTGGTAACGAACCTAAAACATTAGGTACTACTATGGCTTTGATACAGGAGCATGTCACATGTAACAACGTCAAGGTTGTAGTCATAGATCATCTAGGTGAGATTGCTAGTGAGCGTGATGAGTACAACATGGAGCATTGGATTAAGCTACAGAAATACGTTAAGGAATTAAAGAATGTAACGACAAGACTAGGTGTTCATCTGGTAGTCGTAGCCCAACAGAACAGAGAGGGGTATAACAATGGGTTAGGTTCAGCAGGTGGGTTGGGTAGGGTAGCAGGTACTCTAGAGTTGAGTCGTGTATGTGATTGTTTTATCAACATGTATACTACTAAAGATGGTGAGAGCATAGTAGCATTAGAGAAGAATCGTAATGGTGAATCTTGTAAGTTTAAGTCTAACTTTGATGGAGCCAGACAACGTATAACATTGGAGGGGATACTATGACCAGAGAGTATGTACTAGCTAGAGAATGCGCTACTTGTCGTGATGATGATGAAGAATGCCCACGTGGTATGGAGTATCTTAACGAAGAATCCTCCACGAATATTAAAATATTTTTTTCAAGAAAGGAGGCTAAGAGATACATATATGAGGAGCTAGGTATGGATGAAGAAGAGGTTATGATTATACCTAAAGAGGAGGTCAGCAATGACGAACAGTAGAGCTAAAGGACAACGTGGTGAAAGAGAAGTATGCCACATGCTATCCAAGTATCTAGGCGAACCAATTACTAGAGAACTAGGTGCTTCTAGGGATGGTGGCTGTGATGTTAAGGTAACCATAGGAGAGTTTACTTACTTCATTGAAGTCAAACTATACAGAAAAGTAACCCAAGCTAACGTAGCTGAATGGTGGACTCAAGCATTGCGTCAAGCAAATGACGATGAACACGCATTGAATCCTGTGCCTGTACTAATATACAGACAAAGCCATTGGAAATATTGGGAGGTTGTAGTACCATTGGGCTATATGTTATGGCAGTTAGAAGCAAACAATAAAGTTATAGATAAAAAGGCTGACCATACAGTAACTATATGCGTCAAATTTTTGACGGATCTAATGCGTATGAAAGGTGGCAGTCATCACGATACATTATCGGATGGTAGGATGGACATATACATGGAGAAATAATATATGAAATGTCAATGTGGTTCAGAAGAAGAGCTATGGGTACATGGTCACACACAATGTGCTAAGTGTGGGCGTATCAATGACGGTGATTGCTGTCAAGGAGAATCTGCCAGTAGAAGGAACAAAGCCTACAAGGACAATAGGATACGTAGTCAGTATGACTATGACACACCAAAGGATAACTAATGAATACTTACCCTATAACTGTGAGAGGAGGTGATCTTATGAAGGAACATTGCTATCCATCTGTCGTGAAACTAACATGGTATGAGGTATCTACTGCTATCCATCTAGTAGGTTTACGTCATACAGAATCACTGAGGAAAGGATTGGAACACAAGTATGGTTACAAAGGTAGGGATATGCAGGACAATTTATATGGTATGTTAGGGGAGATAGCGTTTGCGAAGGCGATTGATAAGTACTTCCCAATGACTGTTAACACATTTAAAGAAGCTGACATAGGAAAGGTATGGCAGATTCGTACAGTAGGCAGTAACAAAAACAGAGACTTGATTGTTAGACCTTCGGATGCTACGGGACATAAGTATGCTTTGGTAGAGGTGGAGAAAATTAATCCTACAGCTTCATACAAAGCTACTATACATGGTTGGATAGAAGGTATAACTGCTAAAGATAATAAATACCTATCTGATTTTGGTCATCCAGAACGACCGAAAGCTTTTCAGATACCACAAAAAGACTTACGACCTACCTCTTGGATGCCCATCTAAGAAGCTGAGAGCCTGTATTTTGAGAGATTGAAGTACGGGCTTGCCTTCCCTATTCGTTTATTTATTTCTGCCTCTATTCTGGCTCTTATTCACAAGCCTCAAATTACTTCGACTATTATTTCTAGGGTTACGATCCTTGTGATCTACATCTAGGCTACTCTTGCGTCCTCCTAGTACCTTCTTCCTAGCAATATTCCTAGCAGACCTACGTTTAATTTGGGTAGGTTTACTATGGTACTCTCTATACTCCTTTGCATAGTCTCTAGCCATTTGCTTGTCTCACTCCTTTTAATGGGATACAACCTACATTAACATTCGATGGTGGCGCTAAATCTAAAGCATTTTGTTTGCTGTCTTCACATTCTTTTAGGCTATGGTATAGACCTAGTACTTTAGAATCTACTATGCTTACCGTAGGTGGACTGCTAAGTATAATGACTAGGAGAATCCACATCACTACTTGATCTTCTTGATCTTAGATATGCACTTAAGTGGTATATGGAATCTACCTTCTAACCCTGAGTCTGAAGATAAACTCCTACAGATTATGAGTTCATTCTCTGTCTTGTCTAACTGATAACCTACTGTCTTGATATACATAGGATCTTTCTTTCCATCCTTATCCAAACCAGATAGATACTCCCACTCCTCCTCTGCCTGTGCATCAATCCAGTAGACCTCTACAAGCTTGCTCTTCGTTTCATAGAGGGGTATCTTAGTAATTTTATTTGTCATGCCTTGTTAATTCCCAACCATGCAGCACATGCACCTAGTGCAGTAGCTATGGCAGTACCTATACCTTGTACTGTTTTAATTTTTGTCTCTATTTTATCTACCCTTGAGTGTATTCTACGAATAGTTCCTTCGTTGTCTTCTATCTCTTTATTGTAATGGTCTAGTAGCTCATTGATCCTCTGGTGTCGAACAGCTTCTAAGTCTTCATGTGACTTAAACTTATCTGTAATATGTTCTTTGAGATTGATTAAGTCATTGTCCATTAGAGTTGTCACCTTTTTCTTTGGCTTGATGAGTCCTGACATTTCTTATCTTATCAGCTTTATTACGTTCCATAATATTTAAACGCTCATGTAATTTCTCATGTGATCTTTGTATCTCTGATCTAGGTAATGCGGTATGTGCTAGTTCATCTATACGTTTGTCCAATGCTCTTGCATGATCTGCTACTCTACCTAGACTAGAATTGTTTGCTTTATTTTTTTCAAGATCATCTATTTTTGCCATGAGCCTATTGATTGCCCATGAGAAAACCCCTATAAATAATACCCAAATGTGTTCAAGGATGTTGACTGCCATAATTTACTGTATCCCTAGTATGGTGTTGGTGCTACCTGTGGTAGCCAAACATATAAGCCGTACAGCGTCCCAAGCATAATTGATATGTAGAGTAATAGTTTCATTCTGGTTTAGGGTAGTCAGACTTAACCTTTAAGATTGCATCTTTGTGAGTACTAGTGCCGTTAATAGAGTCATCTGACATTAATTCTAGTTGGTTAAGTTTGTCATAAGCTGTTTTTCTTTTTCTAGAATAATCTAGAGCGTCATAAGCAGCTTCATCTGCTGTTTCAGTTGACGAATCGTGAGTGACAGTTTTAGCGCCTTCATCAACCACCCAATAATTCATACTTCCTGACGATGGAGTTTCAACTGCAAAACCTCCATATATGCCAACGTGTGCATCAGCATGTGATTGAGATTCAAAATCTTGGTACTTGGCTATTCTGTTATTCTCTACTTTGACTACTGCTAGGTAGGGCATATTGTTCCTTTATGTATTATTGCCAATAATGGACATTGATTTGACCAGCATCAAACCCACCAGACTGGATTAAAAATTGAACTTGTGTTAATTCTGCCGATAAAGATTTTAATCCACCACCAGAAACACCAGAGTTAGTTCCTGACTTGCCAAAAGAATGACTGTTGACCCACGTATAAGTTGAGGCGTCAATAAGATACAGGCTCATAACACCACTCAATGTTGAAGCTGAATAGCCCATTTGTATGATAAAACAATCGGTTCCTGAAGATACACCCTGCGCCCCACCTTCTAATCTAGCTGAAACACCTACATAACCAGATGTTTCAATCCCCCCAGAATCGCCTATCTGAACTTTAAGATCAATTCCACCAGAAGATTCACTGACACCACTTAAAATGACATCAATTCGTTTTGTGCCAGTAGGGAGCGAACTAAAAGTTACAGACGTTCCAGAAGTTGTTGCAACAACTGTTCCTGCGGTAGTCCCACCAGCACTAGCAACAGCAGTACTAGCCCACGATGATCCGTTGCTAGTTAAAACATTTCCACTAGTACTTGGAGCTACTGATGAAATTGCACTTGTTCCATTGCCCACTAATATACTATTAGCTGTATGTGTAGCAGCCCCAGTTCCACCTCTGGCAACAGATGTAGTTCCACTACCAAGATTAGTAGCATTTAAAGCTGTTAAATTTACCCCACTAGCAGCAGGTAAAGTAGCTGGAAATCTAGCATCTGCAACTGTACCAGTAAGCTTAGAGGCAGCTAAAGTAGCGATTAGTGCCTCCGGTATAGTACCTGTAGTTATCTTAGCTACATCTACTGCTGTTACATTTCGTAGTGCATCGGTTACTTTAGTTGTACTCATTTATTCCATCT